CGAACCGGGAGCAAAGTCCCGTGTTGTTACCGTCGGAGAGGATTGGTTGACAATCTTTCTCCAACCGTTTAGCCACCACCTATTAGGTATGGCAAAACTCCATCCGTCAGTCACGGCTGGCCTCACTCGAGGCTGGCAACTGTACGAATGGGTGAAAAGACTACGCAATGCGGGTCCTGTCACGAACCAGAGCACCTACTTCTTAAGTAGTGATCTTACCACGGCGACAGATTTCTGTACGCACGAGTATTCGGCCGAAATGGTCGAAGGTTACATGAAGGGGTTGGGAGAAACTTCCAACTACCTTCTGACGTCTTCTAGACTTTTAAATTCGTCGCGACGTTATGAGAATGGTCTTGGGGAATACCGAGACGCTCTCACCACCAGGGGCATCCTTATGGGTGATCCTGGTGCAAAGTTGGTTCTCACTCTCCACAACATTTGTGCAGAGTGGGAAGCCTTCTTCAGATCCGAGATGGGTTTACTCGGGGCGTCAGACGACGAGTTTTACTCGCGTCTGCGCGCAGGAAAAGGGGCCGCCACACGTAAGTGGAGGCACTTTGCCTGCTCTGGGGATGACCATATCGGTCAAGGCCCAAAGAGGTACCTCCAGCGTATCACGCTGAACCATGGGTTAAACGGCATGGCCGTGTCATGGTCCCAGAACTTCTTAAGTACTAGGGGTGCCTTCTACTGTGAAGAGATGCTCTTGACAGTAGGACTAGATAAACAGTTTATATGGGGAGTCGAGACTCCCTTGCACAAACGCCCGTATCTAGAACAACCTCACATCGATGCGATGAAGATTAGGTTGTTTTCCCCTTGCGCAAAAGAATGCGAGGGGAAAGATGAGCCAAACCCTGCCATTGGCAAGGCACGCCAGATGCAAGGCATGCTAGCGTGGCTCGGCGGCGGCTTCGAGGCCATGGTTCCCATGGCCTCGGCACGCTTCGAACAAAGGATGGAAGGTTACCTTCCCACCCTTCTGTCAACCCGATATCTCCCAGTAAAACTGGGTGGTATTGGAACTCCATCTTTCCATCGGTCAAACGCCGAATTGCGGAAGATATTCAGGGAGGAAACTCCCTGGATACAGATGCAGTCTATCAAAGAAGTCTTTGAAGGGACTGCTTCCCTCCTGGTGAGGCGCTGTCTCGCAAATTTTGCGACCAATGCACGAGCCAGGGGTGTATCAACCGACGTCATCAAGGATGAAGTCAGCATGATACTTGCCAATGCCGAGTTAACTCACGGTATTGACGATGCCGGTTTGCAGTTGTTAACGCAAACGGGCGACACTGATTGGGAGCATCTCCGTTTCAGTGACAAGGTGACCATGGCGAAGCGCCTTGGATTCACCACGATCGATGATGCAATTAACAACATCGATCGACCCTATTTGTTCCG